TAGTGATGATACTCTCGATTCCATTTTTGCTAGTGATATGGCTATTGGACGCTATACTGCCCAGAGAGCAGGTATCGGAATCAACAGTGGACGTATCAGAGCGGTCAACTCGAAAATCCGCGGCGGCGAAGTGGCACATACAGGAATAATTCCATTCCTTAAAAAGTTTGAAGCAACAGTAAGATGTTGTACACAAAACGGAGTACGTGGAGGTAGTGCTACTGTCCACTTCCCGTTATGGCACTTTGAGATTGAAGACATCCTTGTACTAAAGAACAACAAGGGAACAGAAGATAATCGTGTGCGTAAGTTAGACTATTCAATACAGTTAAACAAAACCATGTATGAAAGGTTATTGTCTGGTGAAGACATAACTCTTTTCTCGCCACACGATGCACCAGATTTATATGAAGCATTTTATTCAGATCAAGACAAGTTCAAAGAACTGTATGAAAAGTATGAACGTAAAACGTCAATACGTAAAAAGACCATTCCAGCAATGGAATTATTTTCTGCTCTAATTAAGGAACGTGCAGAAACAGGACGTATCTATATCATGAACGTTGATCATGCTAACACACACAGTTCATTCAAAGACACGGTGTACATGAGTAACTTGTGCCAAGAGATTACATTACCTACCAAGCCATTAAATCATATTGATGACCGAGAAGGTGAAATTGCATTGTGTATTCTTAGTGCAATTAACGTAGGACTAATAAAAGACTATGAGGATCTAGAAGACCTTTGTGATCTAGCAGTAAGAGGTTTGGAAGAAATTATCGATTATCAAAAGTATCCAATACAGGCCGCCGAGATTAGCACAAAGGCAAGACGCTCTCTTGGAGTTGGTTATATTGGATTAGCACATTACCTAGCCAAGCACAAGGTAAAGTACGAGGATCCAGATGCATGGAAATATGTACACAGACTTAGCGAAGCATTCCAATATTATCTACTAAAGGCTAGCAATGAACTAGCAAAAGAAAGAGGAGCATGTGAATATTTTAACCGCACTAAATATAGTGACGGTATACTTCCTATTGATACATATAAAAAAGATCTAGACGAAGTAGTAGCACATGAGTTGAATTATGATTGGAAGACTCTTAGAAGTGACATCAAGAAACACGGACTACGGCACTCAACGCTGTCCGCACAGATGCCATCAGAGAGCAGTTCCGTTGTGTCGAACGCAACAAACGGAATCGAACCACCTAGAGGCTACTTGTCCATTAAGAAGTCCAAGAAAGGGCCTCTTAAACAGGTTGTTCCACAGTATCAAACACTAAAGAACCATTATACATTGCTTTGGGATATGCCAAGCAACGAAGGTTACATCAACATCGTAGCCTCAATGCAGAAGTTCTTTGACCAAGCCATAAGTGGTAACTGGTCATATAATCCAACACAATTTGAAAACAACGAAGTGCCAATGAGCGTGATGATGAGAGATCTACTAACAACTTACAAGTTAGGTTGGAAAACATCATACTATCAAAACACTTACGATTACAAAACCGATGACGATATAGTTGAAGCAAAAGAGGAATCATCAAACCCGTTATCAGCACAACCAATGGAAGACGACCAGGCCAATTGCGAGGCTTGTGAGATATAGGAGGGATAAATGTCAGTACAAGATCTTAACGGTGTATGGACCATCATCGATGAGGGCACTAAACAAGAATTAGGAATGTTAGTAGTTGACAATCAAGGTGTCAATTGGAACAATCAACCTGTAGAAGAATTTGATTATGATAGCGATAAGAGATGTTTATCATGGGGTACTAGAAATGCTTCTTTTAGATTTGTAAGAGAACCAAACGTAATAACAGGAAACGCTTTCCTTGACGGAAAAGCATATAACAATGTAGTAGGAAAAAGAGAGATATAAAATGTCAAAAACTGTTTTTAATCGAGAGAAGGTAGACTTCACAAAACAACCTATGTTTTTTGGAGAAGATCAAAATACACAGAGGTATGACGTTTTTCGTTATCCTGTGTTTGATAAACTAAATCAAACTATGTTAGGTTACTTCTGGCGTCCAGAAGAAGTAAGTTTACAAAAAGACAGAGCAGACTATGCTAACTTCCGCCCTGAGCAGAAGCACATCTTTACTGCTAACCTAAAGTATCAAACACTGCTAGATTCAGTACAAGGCCGCGGACCATGTTTAAGTTTCTTACCTCACGTGAGCATTCCTGAACTAGAAGGTTGTATTGTTACATGGGACTTTTTTGAAACTATTCACTCACGTTCATATACACATATCATGAAGAACGTGTATCCAGATCCAACTGAAGTGTTTGACACAATCTTAGATGATGACAAGATCATTGAAAGAGCAGTTTCGGTAACAAAGAACTATGATGCTTTTAATGAAGCATCTGATAAGTTCTTTTTCCAGAAGAAAGGAACACTTCGTGATGTTAAGAAAAAGATGTTCTTAGCAATGATGAATGTAAACATTCTTGAAGGACTTCGTTTCTACGTAAGTTTTGCATGTACGTTTGCATTTGGAGAATTAAAAATGATGGAAGGTAGTGCTAAGATTATTTCACTAATTGCACGTGACGAAGCACAACACCTAGCACTAAGCACACACATCATTAAGAATTGGGCAAGTGGCAAGGACGATCCAGAGATGGTATCTATTGCCAAAGAGTGTGAAGAAGAAGTCTACGAAATGTGGAAGAAATCTGTAGACGAAGAAAAGGCGTGGGCAAAGTACTTGTTCAAAGACGGTTCAATCATTGGTTTAAACGAACAACTACTTCATAGATATGTGGAGTACATTGCAAACAGACGTTTGAAAGCACTTGGATATGACACCATCTTTGACGCACCTGTAAATACTAACCCTCTACCTTGGACACAACATTGGTTAAGTTCAAGCGGTGTGCAGGTTGCACCACAGGAAACTGAAGTAGAGTCTTATATCATTGGAGGCATCAAACAAGATGTCGACAAGGATGCACTTAAAGGATTCAAACTATGATAGAAATATACGGCAAACCTCATTGTCCATTCTGTGACAAGGCAAAAAATCTTTGCGAGTCACGAGGATTCAAATACACATACAAGTCATTAGGCACAGATTACACTAGAGAAGAACTAATGGAGCAGTTTCCTAATGCTAGAACTGTACCACAAATTGTTATCAGCGGCAAGAAAATCGGCGGATACGATCAATTTACACAGTATCTTGATGACACAGGATACACAGGAACGGGACACACACTATAATGCTAATCGAAACACCATATAAAAACGGAGATATTATTTCCGTAAAACTAAAGACAGGCGAAGAGATTGTTGGAAAACTAGTTGAAGAGACTAATCAAACAATTAAGATCTCAAAGCCAATGACACTTATTATGACCCAACAAGGTATGGGACTACAACAATGGCTAATGACTGTCGATCCTACAACAGCAGTAGAGATTGCTTCAGATTCAGTATTAACTGTAAACAAGACCATACAGGCATTTGCCAAGGCATACAGTGATCAGACATCAAGCATTGTAACAGCACCAGCGGGATTAGCCGAAGCAGTAAAGGCATAACATGGACAAGTTTGTAGTTAAGAATAATGGAGAACTACAAACATATAATAAGTTTGAAGACATTCCTAGCGAGTTTGATTACCTAATTGAGTTCGCTCCGGAAATTCCGGAACCACCGCACACTGACGAACAGCATGAGTGGTTAGAAACTTTAAACGATAAATTAAAACAGTTGATGAGTAGGGAGAGAAAAAATGCCAGCAGTAACTAGAATAGGCGATGCAGATGTAGCACATTGCTCAGGGATGACTAGAGCAGTAGGCTCACCAAATGTATTTGCAAACAACATTCCTGTAAGTCGTCAAAGCGATGTTAATACAGGACATCTATTACCAGGCGCACCTTGTCCTTCACACCAAGCACCAATTGCTGTAGGATCTACAACAGTGTTTACAAACAACCTTGGCACGGGAAGAATCGGCGATGCCATTTCAGGATGCACAAGTGTTGCGGCAGGATCACCAAATGTATTTGCTGGCGGATAAAACGAGCAAATATCTTATTGACTTTCAACAAAATTGGCACTAAAATATAGATAATCTAGAATATATTCTAGAGAATTATGATATATCATAAGGAGATAACATGACGTTACATGAGAAAATCAAATCGGCATTTGAAGCCTATCTTGCAGAGGCACAGACCTTTGACGAGAAGGGTGTAAAAGCCGCGGCAACAAGAGCTAGAGCGGCTCTTAATGACTTGGGTAAACTTACAAAAGAAAGACGTAAGGAAATCCAGGACAAGAAAAACAGTATGTAAAAATACTTTGGAGTGGCGCATTCGTGCGCCGCTTCACCCTTTCCTATTAAATCCCCCACTGATAAATAATATTATAGACAAGAAGAGGACCATGTCTTGGATAACGAATCACGTAAGTATCTAACTAGCATAGCAGATATTGTTAATAATTTACAGTGGGCAAAGCTCAAAGCAGAAATATGGTGCGAGGATATGCACATTGAAGATCCACACACGGTTACCAATTGTATGGTAATGGCAATGCTTTGGGGAGCGGCATTGAGAGATCATCCGATAACACAACGAGAAGTGTTACATCATTTAGGAATAGAAGAATCTGAAGTTGATTTTAGTGAAGGTTATCTTGACGAAGGATTTTTCCTACATCCAGATCTACAGGCTTTAAGTTTTGATGATCTTATGGATAATGTTTCTGCCCAAAGTTAAACTTATCTACCCTGACCTCTATAGAACTTGTGATTACGTTTCTTGTGTTTGTTCATTGAGGAAAACTTACAGCGAGCCTTCTTGCTTGCTTGACTTGTTTTCTTTGGTATGGATACATGAGCAACAAAATACTTGTTAATCTTTGCCATATTATCTTTCTAGTTTTTTAGATCTACCTAAAGGTAGTCGTTGTATCATTTCGTATAGTCCGCCTTTTTTGGCTTCCCACTCTACTTTGACTGATCTGCTTTTGGAATTATTTTGGAAAGATTTAACTGCTTTCTTGTAACTTGTTGCCTCTTTCGTTTCGACCTTATCACCATCATAGAAGGTGAATGTTCGCATCTTTGACATAAAGTCCTTTCGGTTAAAGGTTTTTAATGGTATTTATACTTGACATTAAGTTAAAAAGGTGCTATAAATATACTTGTAACGTTGAAGCGAATTGAACAACGGAGAAGACGCGGGTGCGAATCCCGCCACCTCCACCATAAACACATCATGGTCCTAGATGAAGGAAATTGGTGTGTTTATGATGGGGGTGAATAGGATCGATTCACGGCTTATTAGATGAGTGGAGTTACCGGTAGGCGATGACCGTAAATCAAGCAAAACTCGTAAATGGCAAATCATCATTTACACCTGAAGCATTTACTTCATTAGATGTTACATCTGATGAATTATTAGCGGCTTAATAACCCGCTTGCTTCGCGGTATGGGCACCACCGGGCA